GACGGCGCCCGGGAGCGAGCCCGGCTGGATGCCGCCCGGGATCATGTTGCCCGGCTGCGCACCGGCGCCCTGCGCGCTCTGGCCGCTGATCAAACGCTGGATGCACCCGGTCAGCTTCGCAATGTCCTGCCGCGCCTGATTGATCCAGCGCGTGAGCTGATTGTCCGAGATGAACAGAGCCGATGTGTCGTTGATCAGACTCCGAGTGTCTTGGATATAAAACTGATACGACACGTCATGCTCCCAAACAAGGAAGCCCCTCCCCACCGTCCGGTAGAGAGGGGCCCTTTCGCCAAACCACCAAGCGAAACTTAGACCTGGGTCAAGTAGCTCGTGTCGGAGGTGCCGCCCATCGTGACGGTCACGACCGGTGCGGTGGTGACCACCGAGGCGTTCGGCACCACCAGCACCGTCGGCGCCGAGGTGTAGATGCCGCCGTCGTAGATCACCGCGCCGGTCGCGGTCACGCCACCCGAGCTGGTCGCCGCACGGATGTCGGCCTGACGGGTGCGGACCAGGTTCGCCTGCGTGGTCGTGTTGGTGTACGCCGCAGCCGTGGTCGGGAAGTTGTCTTCCGCCGTGACGCGAACGTAGCTGCCCGACAGGCCCGCGCCGGCCGTGGTGACAGCGATGCCGGTGATGGTCGCGTTCCAGATCGCGGTCGCAGCGGCGCTCGACCCGCCGCCGCCCGAGAAGGACAAAGTCGGCAGCGAAGTGACCGAGCTGCCCGGATCCAGGCAGAGCAGGCCGGTGATGGTGCCAGCGCCGGTCAGGGTGGCGACAGCGGTCGCACCATAGCCCGGGGTCAGACCATTCTGGCTTTCGCGCGGATCGGTCGTCAGCGTCACGGTCGGAGCGGTCACATAGCCGGCACCCTGGTTGGTGACGGTGATGCTGATCACGCCGCTCGACAGGGTGGCGTAACCTTCAGCCTGGATACCGCCAGCCGGGGGAGTCGAAAATTCGACGCTCGGGGCATAGGTATAGTTGCTGCCGCTGTTGGTGACGGTGACGGTGGTGCTCACCGCGCCGCCCACGATCGCACGCCAGATCGAACCGCCGGCCGAAGCCGTCACGGTCGGAGCCGAGGTGTAGCCCGAACCGGCGTTGGTCAGCAGAGCGCCGACGACGCAGCCGGTCAGGTTGGCCAGGCGATAGTTGACACCGTCCGAGTAGATGTACTGATCGCCCGGGGCGCCCGCACCGATGGTGCGCCAGATGCCGGTGATCGGGTCGTACTGCTGAAGCGTGGTGTACTTGCCGAGACCGAGATAATACCAGCCAGCCGGCTGGAGCAGGACGACGGAACCGCCGGCCAGCGTGATTTCGTTGGTCACTGCGCCCTTGAGGGTGGGCGTAAGACCGGGACCAGAGAAAAGACCCATTGCAGTTACTCCTTACTGGATGACGGGCGTGGTGCCCGGAACGTTCGGCCACGCCGCGCCAGTGATGCCAGTGACCTGGGCACCCGAGGAGGGCTTTGCACAGACGAGATCCGCCGCCGAGATCAGGACGCCGATGTCCGAGATCTGACCAACGGGGATCTGGCTTTCGAACCCGGAGAACGTCATCGGCGCGTGCTCGGACATGTACAGCCCGGTGTAGCGCGAGTTGATGAGGTACATGCTGCCGAGCGGGCAGAACGGATCCGGGAAGATGGGAACGCCCATCACATTGATCGCGCGGAAGCCGGTGTTGACGGCGTCGTCCTTGCCATAGACCGACTTCGGCGTGGTCATGTACATTTCCAGGTTCTGGAAATCGGCCTGCAGCACCGCCCAGTTCGCCGGGTTCATCACGCCGTAATCGGGCGCTTCACCACCGGCGCCCGACAGGACGCGCATGATGAGCTGGGTCATGCCAACACGGGTCGTCGCCAGACCGCCGGTGTTGGTGATGAGCTGACCCTTGAAGAACGAGTTGCTCGAACGGTTGATGCCGCCGTAGGTCGGCACGTTGGTGCCGTCGTCATAGGCCATCGAGAGGCTGTCCCAAGCCTGGGCGTTCGACACGTTGTTCGAATACAGGGCGTTGGCGAAAGCCTGCTTCATGACCACGCCCGCATCGCTCATCACGGCGCGCAGCTTCGGGATCACCGTTTCCGACGACTGCAGAATGGCTTCCATCCCGAAGAACCCGATCGGAACCATGCCCAGCTTCAGGTTGAACTGAGCGTTCTCGATCGCGGCCTGGTCGGTCGGCATCGGGAAGTCGCCGGCAAACGAACCCCAGTTGAAGCTGGTGAACGAAGCGCCCTGGACCGGCACGGTGATCTGACCAACGCCGCCACGAGCCGCCTGCGCGTTGCTCATGAACAGCGACAGCAGCGGGTGGCTGCTATAGATCTGCACGTACAAGCTCGGAATGAACGCGCGCCGCGTGATAGCGGAGAGCTGTGCACCAAGCTGACCGCCGGGGGTAATGCCATTGTTGGTAATGGGCGCTACCGGCGCGTTAGGAAAAGCCATTTATCATACTCCTGGATAAAAAGCCCTTGCGCCGTTAAGCGAAGTGGCATGCGGCATGTGACTTAGAAACCCAAAGTTTCGTTCGTATAGGCTTCGGGATTGGCGACGAATTTCGCCAGTTCCGAGTCCATATACGCATCGGGGTTCTGGTGGAGGAGCCGATACGACTCTTCCTGGCGTTCGTTGTGGTGACCGAACAGATCGAGCTTCTTCGGCAACCAGTCGGCCTTGGTCGGCGAGGTCGCAGGCGTCTCTTGACGCGCAACCCAGGCCATCGCGGCTTCGGGGTCACCGTAGTTGCCCGTTTCCTTCATGCGGTCGAGGGCACGATTGTACCCGTCTTCCGTCAGCGAAGGGAAGTTCTTGCGAGCCTGCTCGATGCGCTGATGAAACGTGCGAGTCTGCTCGGCTTCTTCACGAGCCTTGCGTTCTGCAGCAGCTTCTTCGCGCATCTTGGCGAGTTCGCTCTTGTACTCGTCCAGTTCCGCCTTGAGCGGCTGGACGAGCGGGTTGACGTGGTCTTCAGGCACGGTGATGTCCGGGAACATCTCCTTGGCCTTCGCACGCACGGCGGGATTGTCCCAGAGGGCTGCAACGAGCTGCTGGGCGCGTTCTGCTTCGGAATTGGGGGTGGTGGTCATACCCTATACTCCTCAACGGCCGCCGATGGCGTCTTTGCCGACGTGGTCGATCTTGTCGGGACCGGTCGACCCAGCCGACGGCATACCCGACTTGCGGGCGCCGATGTCCATGTTCTTCAGATCGACGCGAACGATCCCCGGATGACGATCGGTCTCCGGCACTTCATTCACGTAAGGCTTGGGGAAACGAGCCATTACATTGCTCCTTGTGGTGATGGCATTGGGGGTGGCATCGGTGGTCCGCCAGCACCCATCGGAGGACCACCATGCGGAGGACCGCCAGCGCCCGGCATCATGCCGGCGAGTGGGTTGGCGCCGCCAGCCTGCGCCTGACGGGCAAGCTGTGCGAGTTGCTGAATGACTTCCTGCGACCCAGGCTGGCTGGGGAGGTCGTTCATGTGCTTCGAAAGATCCGTCACGGCCTTCAGGACTGCCATGTGCAGTTCCGAACCCAGCGGCACGGTGCCGAGGGCCTTCTGAAGAAGCTCAAGAGCGGTCTTGACACCGGCGACACCTTGGGTCGCGGCGCCCATCATCGGGGTCGGCACGGACGCAGGTCCAGTGCCTCCGGCGAGACCGGGCGGGGGTGTCGGCATTCCTGGCATCGGTGGCATCATTGCCTTCAAATCCCATAAAAGTGCGAACCGTCCCGAAACCTTTCACAGCCCCGGGACGGTTCAGGTCACACGCAATTACTTGCGCTTGTGCGACCGCTTGCCACGCTTGGCCATGATGGATCTCCTTTGAGAGTTCGAGTGCCTGAGAGAGCGTCCTAACAAACCTCAGACACTGGACAAATTATATGCTATGGGTAAACC